GGGGTCAAACGGTACAGCGATTAGCTGCCTTTGCTGACCATATAGTCAACACCGTTTTTTACTTCTTGATCCGATAGCTCACCACCCCCACGGGCTGGCATGGCGTTAAAGCCATTTAAAGCATGGCCATAAAGGGTTTCTTTGCCTTTGGCAATGCGAGGTGCCCATGCGGCTTTGTTGCCAAATAGTGGCGCACCTAAAACACCCGCAGTGTGGCAGTTGGTACAAACAGCGTTAAAAATTTCTTCGCCAGAGCGTGGTGCTCCACCTGCTGCGGGAGCGGCTGCTGCACTTGGAACAGCCACATCACAAGTTTTACCTTGAAGACAGACTTTGCCGTAAGCAGAAATGCGTTTGATCAGGTCTGGATACAGGCCAACGAGCTTTTGAACCTGTGGTGAATCAGCAGGTGCTGTTTTAGGTTTTGCAACAACAGGTGCAGGTGTAGGTACAGCAACAGTGGCAGCCGGTGCTACGACGGCTGGTTTCGCCACCTCAGCAGTAGGGTCCGCACTTGGGGCGGCTGTCTCAGGCTGTGACTGAACTGCAGCAATGGTTGACAGGGCGCATAGGCCAAAGGATGCAAGCATCACCAGTTTTTTCACGGCAAAAGTCTCATGAAAGCCAAAATCTGCGGCGATTATACTCAAAAAAGCTCGCGATGACATAGATTCAGGCTGGCTGTACAGCATTTGAGCAAACTGTTGCACTCTGAATAAAAACTAGCATTTGGTCTGGACGTTTCTTCGCTTTTTGCCTATGATGATCGCCCTGTATGCGCCCATAGCTCAGATGGATAGAGTATTGCCCTCCGAAGGCAAGGGTCGTGGGTTCGAATCCCGCTGGGCGCACCAGTTTAATCAATAACTTACATGATATTTACCGAGTCCATACCATTCTTCGATTTTCTTCGAGTCCACCAAGAGTCCATCTGTAAGTTTTCGGCTGCTTTTGCACTAATTTGCATCTGCTTTTGCACTAACTTTTTACGATTGCTTTTGCACTAAAATCAACCCGTACGTAGCCACACACTCACAACGTAGTAAGGTTGAGTGATGTTCATAGGCTCTCCTTCACCTACATCTTTAATTTTGTTAATCGTATCATCCTGATTGTCAAAACCTGCGATTTGAAGTTCGTTGTTGCCTGCATAGTCATTTAGTGCATTAGCAGAGGTGGCCGAGGAAAAAGGAGCAAACTGTGATAAAAGAGCCGGCCCAGCATAGGCTGTCAGACGTGTGTATAGCTCATTCGGCGCATGGTTATGTTTGTATACCTCTGCTTCTACTTGAACGTGGCTGAATTCGCCTCCACTGTCACCAACGCCAAATGTCCGTTCTTCACCGCGGTCATCAATTGTCACCCCTGCACCAACCGCCACACGCCCTGCCATTTCGGCATCTAGCTCCCACGTACCCCAACCCAAATGGCTTGCATCAGCAGGATTTAGGCCGTCATAGGTGGTATAGCGTCCTTTGCCGACAGGCCAAACCCGATTACGCTCGGCATTACGTTCGGTAATGATGGCTTGTTGCATGGCTGCGGCCAGCGTTGTGATAGCTGTCGATAAACGAGAATCAACCTCTTCTAACGCGGTATTTGATGCAAAAAACGAGTTTAATGCTGTCCATAGCTGATGGTTTGTACCTTTTTCTAACGGCGTACCTGTCGCTTCAATGACGGTCGCAATTTCTTCTTGTATGGCGTTGAGGTGGGCAGGGTCAAGGTAGGTGGCATCTTGCCCAGCAAGGTCGGTGTTGTCATTAAATCCGGCTTTGCCCGCGCCATTTTGGTTTGGCCGAGCGTTGACTGTATCAATGCGATGCATGTTTAAACCTCAATAATATCGACACGCCACGCGCAGGGCAGGTAGTGGTCTGTGAGACAGGATATGTCGGCAGTATGGGGTGATTGCACGCGAATGGTCAGACGGAACCTGTTCCGAACCGTGTTTGTCGGTGCATTCGATGGTGCGTTGCACATGGTCGGTCTGTAGCGTTGAATGTTTAAAACGGTCATGCCAAATGATGCAAACAAGTTGATTATTCCGGCTTGGTTATAGTGTTTTTGCGGTTGTCTGGCTTGCTCAATCGCTGCAATGCGCTCGGCTTGTGTGAGGCTTGTGGTGATGCTACAGGCACGGGGTAGGCTGTAGTCCTGTTCTTATTCACGGATGAGTTCTGGCGGTATGGCGCTGGCGGCTTCTAGCAGTAAGTCAGCCGTTGTCGCTACTTGTTCTAACACGTGGGCGTGGGCGGTGATGTCTTTGTCGATCAGTGTGCCTTGTGCAGTTTCATAGCCACCGATAGGCAGTGATAGCAGTAAGACGTCGGTATATTGGCGCATTTATGCCACCGTCACTGCGCCACGGCGCAGCCATTCTAGGGTTGTCCAGTCTACGAGCGGATAGATGTTGGTGTTGGGCGTGAGTTGCACGTCTGTGACGCCAGCATGGCCGATAATCCGTCCGGTCAGTACCGATTCTCGGTAGGGTTCGGCAGGCTCTAGGCCGTCAAGGTAGTCTTCGATGATGGACTGGACGGCAGCTTGATCAATATTGCGACCGGTGAGGGTGGCATGCACATCTAATGGGACAGCATCGGGGGCGTAGGCTCTAACGTCTTCATGCGCTACCGCCGTCACTTCTAACGCGGCTTGCACCTCGGCAAGTAATGCCGTACTGGGTAGGTCGGCACCATTTGCACCATAGGCGGTGATGGCCACGTCGGTACTGCCCAGTCCTCGGCGTTGTCTGTACACATAGACGTGTAAGACGGCAGGTACACTACGCGCTGCGAGTTTGTAGTCGTCATCACGCCCTTGGCTTTGGCCGAGTGATTGCGCATCAAGCAGGCGCGACCGCCAGCTTTCAAGCGGTTCGGTGTCCGCACCTCCTGATAAAGTGACGATGGTGGCCAGTGAGCGTAGACCGGTGACAGGGCTGACCCATGTCAGGGTTGATGCGGCCAGTGCATTGTGACTTGCACCGAGTGTTTCGGCTTCAATGGCAACAGAGAGTGCTTGGTCAGCGACCAGTGTGACGGCGGCGATGGTTTGCCAGTAGTGGCCTTTGCCGTCGCCAAGACGTGAGCCTGCGGGCAGCGTGACACCTGAGCTGCTGCCCAACGCCAAGACTTGACCGGTTGCCAATGCGCCACCGAGCCTCGGCATGACCAGACGTTCGGCGTGGATGGCAAGACCAACTTCATCAGCCGTGCGAATAAACAGTTGGCGTTCAATCCATTGCTGGTGGCTGTATAGCCCTTCGACCACGGCCGCTGTGCCTGCGGCACGGATGGCAAAGTCTGAGTCGTCCAATAGGGCTTGGCCGGTGAGGTTGCGGCCTTCGGTGAGGATGGTTTGGCGGATTTGTTCAAACGTGGGAATAGGGTATGACATTAGCCACCTACCTGTACGATATGGGTCAGTTGTAGCGATGTGCCATTGGGTTGCGTGATGGCAATCTTGAGTGCTAATTGGCTGACGTGCGGTTGTGTGGCCACCACGGACAGATCGGTTATCCGCCCATCGGTCAGCAGGGGTGCTAAGGCTTCGGTGGTGTATTGTTCGGCCAGTTTTTTAAGCCGTGGCAGGTCTTTGGATCGACAGAGTAAATGCAGGTGACTCCCCAAAGTTGGGTCAAACCAGAACGCGCCTCGATGCGCCCGTAGGCGCAGTAAAACGGCCTGAATCAGTGATGAGCTGACCGGATCATCGAGTGAGTCGGGCAGATAGTCACGGGTGTCAAGATCAAGCGTCGCCATGCTTAGTCGCCCATTTTGTAGATTGGTGTGCCATTGGGCACATGACCCGTGTGTGTGTTAAAGGCGCTACGGATAGCGGCCAGATTGCCCGTGCTGTCGCTGAGGGTAGCGGCTTTGAGCGCCCCTATAACTTCAACGTTGCCGACGATGCGGATGCCCGTTGCGCCAAGGTGGATCTGGTGACCGAATTGGTCGTAAATGCAGGTTTCACCAGCACTGACGGTGACGACGACCGAGCCGCCCCGACTGCCAATAATCACCGAACGCGCTGATTTGCCCATCAGCGGCAACATGATGACCTCGGCGTCTAACGGTAGACCTGAGACAAAGCCGATGTGGGCCATGACAGGGGTGTCTGGGTAAATTTCGCCATTTAAGCCTGCAACCTGTGGACTGGCCGCAGGTGCTGTGATGCGCCCCATAAAGGGCAGCCGAATTTGCGCCAGTAAGCGGCGGGCATGTTGATCAAAGGCTTTAAGCATCGGGCATTTCCTCCGTAGCTGGGTCAGCGGCATCAGGCTGTTCGACAGGGGCGATGGGCTGCATCCAGTATTGTTTACGTCTCAGCCGTAGTTCGGTGGTTTTGCCGGTTTGGCGCGATAGACGTAGGGTGCGGCCAAAGATGACCCAGTCGCCATTGGCTGCCGGTCGGGTGATGTCACTGTGATAGTGGACTGTCCAGCCGGTTTGCCAGACTTGCCCAGTGCTACACGTCCAGCCCACCACAGAGACGGTCAGTGTGTAGGCGTGCAGGTTGCCGTCTTGCATGATTTTTTTGGCGCGGTTGCTGGCTTGGTCGTTGTTGTCGGCCAGTGCTTCGAGTGTGATTTTGCGGCGGGTGTAGGGCAAGCGTTGGCTGGCTTTGCCGGTGTACTCTGGGGTGTCGGGTTGGTCTTTTTTTGTAGGTGTTAAGTCTTGACCAACAAGAATACTATCCACAGATGTGTTATCGACCGCATAAAACGAGCTGTGCGTTTGGTTATCTTGACCCAGCACAATGACTTGGCTGTATAAATCAGCAATGTCTTCAATGTATTCAGCCGATAGCACATTGTTTTTTGAGCCATCACGGTTTAAGTGCAGAGTTGGAATGGGGGGCTGCCGACCATTAAACGGGTTGCCAATGTGCAACGCACCGTTGGGTTCTGCCCAGATGTATTGCCCAGCCGCTTCGGCAGCTCTGACCACCGCAGACCAAATGCTCTCGGCAGGTTCGACGGCGGTTTTTGCCGTGGCATAGTCAATGCCTTTGTCGACCAATAAGCCCTGCACAATCGAGCTAAATTCCGCAATGTATTTGCCGACGATGTCTGCCAAGGTCACTTTTTGTTGCACAGTCAACGGGACTGAGTTGTCCAGTAGCACTCCCACCACGTCACGTCCTGTTATTGCCAAGCGGTGGCCTTGGCGATTAACCACGTCTGGGATGCGGTCAATCACGCCCTTTAAAATGGGTTGATTGCGATAGCTGATGTCAATCACTGCCCCGATTTTAACGGCAGGTGGCAGGGCATTTTCCGGTGGATTAAACAAGGTGAGTGACCATGCGTCGGCAGGAATTTCAAGGTCACTGTCGATGGAGACTTCGTCCCAGTGTTTGCATTCATAGCCGCCCACCGTCAGGGTGATATTGTCAGTCGGCATATGCGGATACCTCGCCACCCACGATCACCGCAGGGTTAATCAGGTCGGGGTTGAGTCGTATCAGCTCAACGGCACGGGTGTGGTCGCCATACCAACGATGTGCGAGCAAGCGCAGGTGAGTGGGTGTGGTGATGGGTCGTGATTGCAAGGATGGACGGCGGGCAATCAGGGCATCGATTTGGGTTTGAATCACGTCAGCTGCTTGTTTGAGACGTGCCACTTGAGTCTGGGTGGCCAACGGAATCGGCGGGGTGCTGGCCGCATTCTGGCTGGCTTGGGTGGTGGCTGCTGCTGCACGTTCTAACGCAATGAGTTGGGTGATTTGGCCGCGCACGTCGTTGCGAATGCTGACTAATTCGGCAGGAGACAACGTGGCACGCTGGGTCTGCTGCACGATGATGGCTTGTGCGGCTGACAGCAGGGCGGCGGCTTGCAGGCTGCGACCGACGTGCCGCAGGGGTTCGGGGTGTGCGTCAGTGTTAAACAACCCACCAAACAATTGCAGGCGCTTGCCAATCGAGCGCCATTCGGCAATGACCGATGCACCAGTCGGGATGGCGTAAACCAGCCCAGCCACGTCCGACAAAATGCCGTTAATCCATGCCGGTGGACTGAGGGCGTTGTTAATCACGCTGTTGACCGTGTTTAAATAGCCACGGACTGTTTTGATGCCCGTGCGGATTTGATCCACCAATGTTGCCGCTTCAATCGCTTGTGGAAAATAGGGCAGTTGATCTTGTAGGGTTTGCAGGCGCTGGGCAGGTGTTGCCATGACCAATGCTGCGACGTTGAGCGAGGCATTGGGTGTGGGGATAAACAATGCACGGGCGGGGGCGGTTGGCGCTAGTACAAAGTCAATGGTGACGGAACAACCGTCGGTTGTGTCTGTGTCGTGGTTGACGGTGTATGACGTGACCGATGCTTGCAGGCGACCAAACTGTGGGTGCATAAACTCACCCCTGCCGGTTTGATCTAACGCCAACACCAAGGCATCACGATACTGCTCGTAGTCATCACCCGTGATCCATGCCCGCAGGGTGACTTTGCGTGGGTCAGCACCGAGGTCTTCAATGACGGCGTCGTCACTATATGGCGCTTGATAGATAACTTGCTGGCGGTTGCGACTGTCTGCGATGCGCTCACAATCAAAGCGCACCCCGCGAAAACTTGCATCCTGTAGTGTGTCTGCCCATGCCATAAAAAAAGCCTCAGTTCTGAGGCTCATCATGGCAAACGGGGTGCTAAAGGTCAGACGGAATCAATTCCTTATGGGCGGTAGGGCATGCCACGTCGGCTTTCTTGTGTCAACGATTGTGACAGCCCAGACATTAAGTCGGTGCTGGTTGGCGGTACGCTTGAATTGGATTTTTGCAATAGCGCAATTACGGTGTCATTTTGTTGGATCATGCGTTCGTTTTGTCGAGGCAGTTCGCTTGATAGTGTGGTCATTTCTGTGTTGAGCGCGTCTTGTGCTTCTTTAATGCCGAGGTTGGCTAAAATAGTCGCAATCGTGCCACCCACGACGTTTTGACTTGATTCACTCATATTGTTATAGATTTTTGAGCCGCCCCAATAGCAC